CTATAAATGCACAGGCATATTTAGAAATTCAAGGTGGAACGACTGTTGGTCAAACTAATTATATACAAACTTGGAAAGGAGATAGTGATAATATTGCAATTAGAAATCATGTTGGTGGAGATTATGAATTTGTAAATTCTCAAGAAGGAAATGAACTTTCCCTATATGATGGCACTGGTGGAGTAAGAATGGAGTATTATGATGGTGGTTATTATATAGGAGTGACTGGTAATCATGCGTACTCTAACTTCATCGCCAATCAAACCACGTCTGCTGGTTCTTATGTTCGTGTGCATAATGGTGGTGAGTTAAAAGCTCACAGTTCATCACGAAGATTTAAAGATAATATAAGAGAATATGTTGGAATTGGAGTCTCAGCGATTAAACAGATAGTTCCAAAATTATGGGAGGATTATGAAGAAGGAACTACAAAATTAGGATTCATTGCAGAGGAGATACATGATATAGGACTAACTGATGCTGTGATATATAGTCCATACATAGGTGGAAGTGAGATAGGAATTGGTGTTACATATGGTGACAGTTATGGAAATGGATCAACTCCAGTTACAAAGACAGGAGAGGCACTAGATGATGAAGTTTTGGTTGTTCAAGGTATAGAAGATATGTCAATCGTTGCTGAACTAGTTATTGCAATAAAACAACTAACAGCAAGAATAGAAAAATTAGAATCTGGAGGTTAATTATGAATTACACATGGAAAGTGATAAGATGTTGGAGAAGATCAACAGATGGAATGATTTTCAAAGTTGAATATAAAGTTATTGGAACTAAGGGTGATTTGAAAGTTACAATGATGGATCAAATCAGATTTAGACAGTCTGACAGTCCAATTGCTTATGCATCTGTGACAGAAGAAAATATTGTCAGTTGGATAAAAACAAAGTTAGGATCAACCAGAGAGAACAAGATATATGCTCTTTTGGTTAAAGAAATGACTGAAAAAGAAAGTGTGCCCGTATCAAAAGGCGTTCCTTGGGAAAACTGATTTTTTACCTAACTAAATAGAACATAGAGAAATTTAAGAAGATTAGCATACCATGCCACTGAATAAGTTAGATAATTTCATAAAGAACACTGAGGGAAGAATCCTTTATGTGAGTCCGAGTGATCTAGATGCAACAGATAGCATAACAAACTCTGGTAATTCATTAGCGAGACCGTTTAAGACTTTACAGAGAGCACTGATAGAATCTGCAAGATTTTCATATCAGACAGGAGATGGTAACGATTTAATAGAGAGGACAACTATACTTTTAATGCCAGGTGATCATGAAATTGATAACCGACCAGGTTTTTCAATACGATCAGTGGGAGCATCATATCAATTAGTTGATTCAAATGGTACTGTTCAGGGTAATGATTCATTATTTTTAGATTTAAATACAAATTTTGAATTATCAGATCCAAATAATATTCTATATAAATTCAACTCTGTAGAGGGTGGGGTTGTTGTACCTCGTGGTACATCAATCGTTGGACTTGATTTAAGAAAGACAAAGATAAGACCCAAGTACGTGCCAAATCCGACTGATGATAATATAGCACCATCAGCAATGTTTAGAATTACAGGTACTTGTTATCTATGGCAGTTTTCTGTATTTGATGGTAAAGGGGAAGTGTATACAGATCCGACAGACTCTTCAGGATCAAATAAATCAAATGCTACATTTTCTCATCATAAGTTGACAATATTTGAATATGCTGATGGTGTGAATGTCACATCAACAGGATTGACAGATTTACAAATGTATTATGGTAAGTTATCGAACGCTTATAATACATCATCAACTCGCGCTATTGATGTCACAGACAAATTTCCAGCTAATCCACAAGGATTCGAACCAAAAAGACCAGAATTTGAAATCGTTGGAGCATTCGCAGCAGATCCACTCGCAATTGATACAATTCAAGCGGGTGATGGTATTGACTTAAGTAATGTTGTTACAGTTCGCACAAAGAAGGCACATAAGTTAACAACTGATACTCCGATAAAAATTGGTGGAGTAGATCCTCAGGCATATAATATTTCGACTCTTGTCGCTACTGTGGTAGATAGTAAAACATTTACATATCTTTTACCATCATTCGATGCCAACCTACAGACACCAGGAAACGCAACAAATGGAGAAGTAATTATTGAAACTGACACAGTTTCTGGTGCGTCACCTTATGTTTTCAACATCTCTATGAGATCTGTTTATGGATTGAATGGTATGAAAGCAGATGGTTCAAAGGCAACTGGTTTTAGATCAATGGTTGTCGCACAGTTCACTGGTGTATCTCTTCAAAAAGATGATCGTGCATTTGTAAAATATAATGAAACTAACCGTTCTTATGATGGAATATCATTTACTAAAACTGATGGTGGTGCTTTAGCAACTAAGTCATCATCAACAAACCCTGCAACAATTTACCATTTAGATCCAAAAGCAATCTATCGAAAAGGTTGGGAAAACTGTCATATTACAATTACAAACGATGCAATTATGCAGGTTGTATCAGTGTTTGCAATTGGATACAATAAACATTTTGCCGCTATAAATGGTGGTGATGCATCAATCACCAACTCTAACTCTAACTTTGGACAACTAGCGTTAGTTTCTGAAGGATTTAAGAAAGAGGCATTTGAGAAGGACAATAAAGCATTTATAACAAATATTATTACTCCAAGAGCAATCACAGCGACTGCAGATAATATTGATTGGGTGACTCTCGATGTAGGACTTACAACTTCAGTTGGTATTAGTACTCACTTATACTTATTTGGATTTAATTCAAAAGATATAAAACCTGCTGCTGTCACTCAGGGATTTAGAGTTGGTGCAAAGGAAAATGATACACTATCCGTTATCATAGGCACAGGTAAAACTGCTAATATATTGATGACAGACGGTGTATCAAGCGCAGTTAAAAAATTTACATCAAGCACTCCAATTGGTAACACATTCACCACGGGTGGACATACTCTACTAAATGGTGAAAAAATTATAATACAAAGTGGTAAAGGAGACTTGCCTGAAAATATTGAAAATAATGTAATATATTATGCAATTACAAGTGAAGCAAACTCAGTTCGTACTGATTCTGTAACATTATCAAGTTCGCAGATTCAAATTGCAGGTACAGCGGCTGATGCTGCTGTGGGATCACCTCTTAGTGTTTATGGTGGACAAGAAATAACAATATTGAGTCGGGTATCTGAAAAAAATGTAGGAGATCTTGGACATCCGATACAATTTGATGAAACAAATAGTAATTGGTTTGTGGTATCAGAGTCCTCTAACGAAATTTATAACACAATAAATTCTTTAGGTGTTGCAGGTATTGGTCAGAGAACTGAACCTACATTTATAAAAAGAATAAATGATGCCAGAAAGATAGATGATAAGATTTATAAATTACGTGTTGTTATACCAAAAGAATTAAAATCTTCAAAAAATGTTGAAAACGGATTTATTTTGCAAGAATCAAGCACCACAGGTGTTGGAACAGATGCAGAATTTACCCAAAGTGATAGAGGTGTACTGTTAACTAAAACAAAAGATTATGAGTTTGAACGTAATCCTAGATTTATTAGTAGTTGTACATATTCCGCACCTGATGCGACGATTAGAAGTGCTATCCCTCACAACTTAAAAGTTGGTGACTCAGTGATTATTAAAAATATTATTGATAGCACCAATCCCGATATTGACATTGTTGGTGCAGGAATTAGCGGATACAATGGAACATTTAATGTTAAATCCATATTAAATGATATGGAGTTCACTTATGAACCTGGTAGAAATCCTGGTGCATTTGCTACTAATGATTTTAACACTAAAAAATCTACATTACCAAGATTTGAAAGAAATAATTTACAATCAAATATTTACGCATATCGTAATGAAAGAATATCTGATTATAAAGAGGAAGTGCAAGATGGTATATTCCACATTTATCCTCTTAACTCTGGAAATCCAATATCAAATGAATTTACTGATTCAAAATATGGACAGAATGTCACCGATTTATATCCACAGTTAGATCGTGATAATCCAAATGATTCTCCTAACGCTACAAAAACTTTCGCAAATAGATTTCCTCTTGGACAAGTCACAACCAATGATCTAAAGAAAAGTGTCACAAGAGAAACTGTAGATACGCTGATTACAGATCTTGGGATTGGTGTAAGCATATCGAATGTATCTCCTCTATCTGCTGGTATTTCAACAATTACATTTACCAGAGAGCATGGAATTTCTGGTATCACTACAGGTACAATCACTGCTGGTAGTGGTTATAAAAACGGATCATTTGCAAACGTAAAATTATTCAATGATGGTGGGTTAACTTCTTGGAGTGGTGTCACCGCAGATGTGATTATAAGTTCAGGTGGAATTACTCATGCAAAAATTGTTTCAAAGGGATCTGGTATTTCTGCTGGTGATTTGTTCTTTGATACTGGAGTGATAGGATCAGGAAGTAATGGAAAATTAGCAGTTTCTGCTAATAATTTAATTCCATCCACAGATAATTATGTTCAAGTCGCTGGTATAGGAACAACTGCAGGTGGATACTTCCCAATAAATTCTGTTGTCTCTAAAAATGCAATTTCAATCGCACAAACAAGTAGCGATCCAGTTGTCATTCCATTTCAATATGCCTTTGTTGCAGGACAAAGTGTTGCTATTGGCACTGCATTTATTAATACAACCGCAGGAGTTACCACTTTAACATCTTCAAGAGCTCACGGTTTAGTTGCTGGTAACAGAGTTCAAATAGTCAGTTCCTCAGGTGCGATTCCATACTTTAATTATGGAGATTACATAGTAAAATCTGTTACAGGTGTGGGAACTTTCTCAGTTACAGGTCAAGTAAAAGATCCTGTAACAGGAACATTAATAAGCGCAGGAACACCTAATGCAAGAGTATTAAAGCATAGTCTTTCAGCAAATGATGCACCTTCAGACACTTCTGAAGAAAATATTAGTATACGTGGTGCGCATTTGTTCGACGATGAGGTAGCATATATCGAATCATTTACATCACAGTCAGTTATTAAAGTAAGTTTACCAGGCACTCTTACATCTGTGTCAACTAGATTACCTTACGGTTGTTATATTCAAGTTGATGATGAGATTATGAGAGTGAGTCTCCCAACTGTTACAGCGGATAATGAAATTACTGTAATTAGAGGAGCACTCGGAACAAGAGTTGAAAGTCATCCTAACGGATCTTTGATAAGAAAAATAAAACCAATCCCTGTCGAATTCAGAAGACCTTCAGTTCTTAGAGCATCGGGTCATACATTTGAATATCTTGGTTATGGTCCTGGTAATTATTCAACCGCTTTACCACAATTACAAACTATATCATTAAGTGAGCAAGAGGAATTTTTATCTCAAGCACAAGAGAGATCAGCAGGTGCTGTTGTATACACAGGAATGAATGATAAGGGTGACTTCTATATCGGAAACCAAAAGAAATCATCACTCACTGGTGAAGAAACAACATTTGATACTCCAGTGCCAACTGTAACTGGTGAAGATCCTTCAAGATTGAGTGTTGTGTTCGATGAAGTTACTGTTAAAGAAAGACTCATAGTTGAAGGTGGAGATTCTAGTCAAATACTGTCACAGTTTGACGGTCCTGTAACATTTAATGAGGAGACAAGAATTAAGGATAAACTTGTTATTGAAGGAACTTTAAAAATTGAAAATGATGCAGCAGCAACCAGTCCAACAGATGCATCATTCGTATTAACTGGTGGATTTGGAGTTGCTAAACAATCAATTTTCGCAGATGATGCTAAATTGATGTTTGGAAATGGTCTTGATCTTGAGATTTTCCATTCTTCTTCTACTGGTGAATCATTAATAAGACAAAGAGATACAGCGGCTGGTGATTTGAGAATTGGTACTCAAGGATCACATAGTCTTAAAATACAATCTGGTAATGGTGGAACTGGTGCACATAATGCTATTGTTTGTAATGCAAATGCTGGTGTTGATATATTATTTGATAATAATACTAAATTTTCCACAAATACTGGAGGTATCACGGTATCGGGTGGAGGTAACTTCACTGGTTCAGGTGCAGGTGTAGGTGTTGTAACTGCAACATCTTTTGTAGGTGCTTTAACTGGTAACGCAGATACTGCAACGGTTGCAACAAACATAACTGTTGCTGATGAGTCTACTGATACTGAATGCTTCCCACTATTTGTGACTACTGCCTCTGGTAATCTTCCTGCAAAATCAGATACAAGTAATTTAAAATATAATTCAGCTACTGGAAGATTATTTGCAGCAACATTTGAAGGAGATTTTGAGGGTGGTCTGACTGGTAACGTTACAGGAAATGCTGATACTGCAACATTAGCGACTACGGTGAGAACAACAAACTATGCAATTGCTAATTCTGCTGTAAACGCTCATTATCTAACTTTTGTTGCAGCCACAGGCACACAGGACTCCTCACTTCGTACAAATGAAGATTTCTATGTTTTACCAGATACAATTGCATCTCAATCTGATCTTTGTATAAGAGGAGATATTATTGGATTTGCAGCTGCTGCGTCTGATGATAAATTAAAAACAAACAAAGCATCGATACCTAATGCTCTTGATAAAGTTTTATCATTAAATGGATTTACCTTTGAGTGGAACGAATTAGGTTCTAGAATCATCGGTGTTCCAGAGGGCA